ATGATCCAAGAACTAGTGAACTTTCAAAAGCGGATCTAGAAATTCTAGAATCTATTTTTGAAAATTTTGGAAATTATAGCCAATGGAATTTAGAACTTTATTGTCACAAACTGCCTGAATGGGAGAATCCCGGTAATTCATGTATCCCAATTCCTTACGAACGCCTGATGAAGGTTCTGAAATTTTCAGACGAAGAAATAAATCAATCACTAGAATACATCTCTCAATGGTCTAGTTAGAAAATTTATCAAATGGCACTCACCATTGCACCAGGGGATGTTTTTCATTTGCCATATCCAAGATTAGATTCTGGCCATGTACATATTGTCATAACCTCAGTAAATTCCCATACAGGAGCATTTCTTTGTGTACCTATAGATTCTTGGAAAAATCCAAAATTAAGCGATTCAACGGTAATTTTAACTCCCGGAGATCACCCTTTTATTTCCAAAAAGTCATTTATAAATTACCATGAGTCAAAGATTTTAAATTTTGAAATAATAGAAAAATTAATTAGTGAAGGAGAGGCACAAAAAATGGTGCCCATTTCACCCGCATTGCTGGAAAAAATAAGACTTGGTATAAAAAAATCTAATTTTACAAAAAGTGGAATTATTGAATTCTACGTAATACATACAGAAAATTCATATAACCGCTGAACCAATCAACAGCCCACCATATACCTCACTCCATCATGCACAATCGCGCTCCAGCCTTCCTTGTCCTTCACCCATACACTCTTGGCATTATTCACTTTCAGCTCCAGCGCGTTCACAATCTCCCCGGCTTCCCGCTTCCGGATCTCGCGTGAGAATAATGAAGTATTCGGCAGAGTTCTGACTCTCACACGGCTGATCACTTTCAGCTGAATGTAGTCCTCAAGAATCACCGGTATTTCCGGGTCCACCGGCTCAGGTATATCCGGATCCTCGCTTTCGGTAAACACCTGGTTGACTCTGATCAGCTCAAATACCTCTGGCAGATCCCTCTGTGTCTGGAACCACACCCAGAAGTTACACCCGTGAAATCCCATTGCCTTTGCTTTCAAAAAAAACCGTCTCACCTGCTCAGCTGTGGTTTTCCACTCACCCACCTTGTAAGCCGGCCCGGTGGGAAGATAAGGTAAAGTCGGTGTTAAATTCTGGAACTGGTAGTAAGAGCTCTGCAGCTGCAGTTCCCCGGCTTCATCCCTGAAATCCTGTTCCCAATACACCTGGGGCATGTCGAAATCACAATACTCCCTGAATTGTTTCCAGGGTAACTCCGGATGAGATTCCGGGAAGCGGTAAGAGGATAACCCGATCGGAAGGTCCGGGAAAGCTGCTCTGACCTTTTTCATCATGGATTCTGCTTCATTCGGGGAATACTTCATGCCAGCTTCAGCATCCACCACATGCCCCACCAGTTTGGGATGTTTATCCAGGGCTTTGATGATCATATCCGCGCAGGTCGACCAGTTGGAAGCATACACCGCCCCCCAGCCCCAGCACTCGATTCCCAGCTCATCAGCTGCCTGAATGAACGGCTCCAGCTCCGCGCCCCCATCCACCTGGGTTTCATCCTGCCAGCCATTATGCACATGAAAAAGAATATGGCCAAAGCCGTTATCCTTCGCGAACCTGGCGATCGCCTGCGGATCCCCGCCTAAGGTCTCCGTGATCTGCCAGATAAACCAGCCTTTTCCTCGAGGAAGCCTATTTCTTTCTGTCATTTTATTTTCTCCAGCAGCTTTGAAAATTGAAACATGATCTCCTGCCATAAATTTCGCCCATTCACATATTGCGGTCTGACGGGTTCCATCTCATTTGGGTTGGTTGCAGTTTCAGCTGGTTTCTGCCCAAGTAAAGGCTCGATGGGATATCCCGGGTCTGGATATCCATACCATTCGACCGGGTACCCGATGTCATCAGTAGGGGCGGGATAACCCGGATCGGGATAGCTCGTACCGTATATCGGGTATCCAAATTCATCAACAGGCGTGACGGGGTAACCAGGATCATCTGCAAAAACAGTAGATTGCCATTCGGGTAATCTAGCCAAAGACAGCCCAACGACACACGTCGACACAAAGATGGCAACAATGATTAAAATTGAAACTCGATTTTTTTTCATTTTTTCTCCTTATTCAATTTCATAAGTCAAATTCATCCAAAACAAATCTGTATTTCCAAATGTGAAAGGTGCGGTAGGAGTCCAATACAATGATGTTGTTCCGGCAGTTGTAACAATGATGTAGGTAGTTTTTGATGCATTTGTGTAAGGCTCTAATTGAATAATGACCGGGTAACTGGCTACCCCGATGTTTCTTATATGTCCAATGCCAAAATATGCAAAAGCCACTCCGTTATTCTTCGCGGCGACTGGTATACTGAGAAAATAATTGCCTGAGCCAAAAGTTGTTGTTGAACCCGCTTGTAACTGTATGGATACATGACAGGTTTTCCCAATGACACAATATCTTCCAATAATCGTTCCATTTCCAATATTCGGATTTGTTACACTTGCAGTCCAAACAGGCGTATATGATTGCCAAACTCCAACCGATTCCAAAATTCGAGGTTTCAGTTTTGCAAATAATTCGCCTATTTTTATGGTATCCATCATTTAGCCCTCGCTTATTTTGGTTCCAATTCCGAAAGGCGATCCCTGCCCTCTGGCAATTGGAATATAACGTTCAGTAGCAACTTCAAAACTGGCCTCCTCCACAAAAAGCACAGTTGGATCCGAAACCAATCCCAAATCCAGGCTACCAGGAATAACGTCTTTCAACCTCATCCATAACCCAACAGGGCATAAACTGGAAATATTCCGGTTGGCATAATAATTTTCAACCTGGCCATTTTCACGCATAAATAGTTCTATGTCGTTCAAAGAACTTAAAACAGGTTCTTTGTAAACAATTAAATCCCTTGCTCTTCCTACAGAGCTAAGTAACCGGAAACCCGTATTCGTGCCCGCTGCCAGCAATGTTTCTATTTCAAAAAGTGCATTATTATCACCGGCTCGATAAGGATCAATTGAGAAGCCACTGCTATCTTTGATTTCTGTACCGGTGAAAAATTGTCCACTGGTCGTGATGATATTTGCAATCTGGGTTGTCGTTTCAACAGCGGATCCGGCTGCAGCTGAATAATATTTCCACTCCAGGGTTTTCCACCACCCTCTACCAGTAATTCTTGCGCTAATTTCACCGTTGCCATCATTAAATGAAATTTGGGAAATAGGTTTTTTTAAATTATTTAAAACTTCGTTACGAAAATATTCAGCTGCACTTTGACCAGTTAGAGTAGAGGTAATTAATAGCTGTTTCTCGCCATAAACACCGACCGAATCATCATTTTGTACCCAGCTCGTGACAGCTTTCTGTTTGGTATCAGTTTCATATAACGCTGCGATTCTGTTTGACATAGAATCCAGACTCACAGAGAGCGATACTGATCCTATATTGATTTCAACTTCATCTATAAACCCCCACCAGACACACATTTGATTGTGATCAAAAATTTCAATTGGACATCTGAGATATTCCAAAAGTTCCAAAATTGCTCTTGAGTCTTTGCCAATCGCATTGACAGAAATATCCGCGCTTAATGGGCCGCCTATCGAGTTCCAGCTGTACCGCTCTGGGATTAATTTAACCGGTGGTAGAATAATTGGGTTTGTAAAATCCCTTTCCAACAAACGTACACTGAACATCTTGCCCTCCGGATAGCTCATAACCCCATCCTCCTGGGGCGGTAAAACGCTTTCACACTCATATAACGCACTATTGCAATGTCCCCTAATATGCCATCAACTAAGAAGTAAATTCGTTGGGTTTTATTAGGTTTTAATTTTAAATGTGTGCCAACAGGCGTGTAATGCCCGGTTTTTCCGGGAGTCGTCCAACCGTCCGTCCATAATTGGTCTGTTATTCCATCATCAACCAACCTTACCCCATCAGCAGCACCGTACCCCAATGATGTGAGTACTCTGTAGCCATCGACAGGAGTTATTTGCAGGTAATCTATAGCAATGCTTCCACCTCCTGTCTTTTTTGCATAAAGATTAAGGTCTAATGGATAGAGATCACCACTACTCAACAGCCAGGGCGGGATTTGCAGTTCACCTATTTCTTGGTGCCGATAAGTTGTTGTGACGATTTCACGTGACGATAATACAGTAGTAAGTCCGGTACCCCCAGGATATTTGATTTTACATTGCAATCGAATACCTTCGGTAATAGCACTCGTAAATCCGGCGATTATCTTGAAGAATCGTTTATTGGCTCGATTTAGAAATGTTGTATCAAGTAACCAGGTTGCTATTAATTCCTGGTAACTGGGTACCCATGTAAAGGTTCGATATTTTCCCCCGCTATAATTTGAATTTGTTGTATCAGTACCTCCATAAGATGCACTTTCTGCCTCAATCATATGATTGAATAAATCTGGAGTTGAATTAACATTTAAACCGATAAATACTTGATTCATGTTGCTTGCCGAAACATACTGATTCGTCATCTCCAGCCTTACCGGGGCAGGCAAATCACCCCCCACAGAGGCGGCCGCAATCTCCACGTAATTATTTCGTTTGTTCGGGCTGGTTCCGCTGCCATCATTGCAGTTATAAACATTCAATCCGGCCGTGTTATTGGTTCCATTCCCATTCGTCAGTGGGATCTGTGCTTCAGGTCCTTCCCAGAAGCCATCACGCTCCAGGATCAACCCGATCTTCAGCTGCGAACGTTTCAGGTAATAGGCCATTTTTGCATCGTAATCAATCTGGCCACCAAATACCCTCGATCTCCATAAATCGTCCGTGTCGTTTATGGCAAACCTCAGCCACACTCCAAACGGCCCAATCGTATTCTCACTGGCATACACCAGCATCCGGTTGATGTTCCTCAGTTTCGCCTGGACCACTGAATAAGCTCCATTGATTCTTACTTCGATGGTTTCGGTGACATGCTCGTCCTGGTTAGTCGTTTCCGGGAAATATCCATCCAGCAAAACACAGCCATCTTCATGCAGATCGATCTGGCTGCCATCATCCGATTCAAGTATTAATCGCATCATACGCGTCTCCGTTCAATCGTTCTCACCAGTCTTCTGGCCAGCCGCTCAATATCCATGTCATTATTGACCGATGCCTGAACAGTTAAATAAACATTTCCGCCATTATTCATCCCCTGCGAAGGGCTCACTCCAGCCAGAGCTGGCACCGCTCCGGAGTGAAAATCTACAGCTGCCCGAAATGCTCCTTCAATCTGTCTGGACACGGTATTAAATTGCTCAACGAAACCAATACCGGTTCCGAGCGCCATATTTTCACCAATTTCTTTATAAACCTTGGAAGGTGACTCTTCTTCCAGCTCGTCCTTCGAGCCTTGGATAAGGTTTCTGAAAAATGCTCTTACCTGATCAGCTAGCCATCCTGCCTTGGCTGAAATTCCTTCCCAGATTCCTTTTACTATATCTTCGCCAACTGCAAGAATATCATCCCAGAGATCCATCAATCCCTCGGTGAGTGTCACGATAATATCTCCAGCGGATTGCCCAATCTGTGGCAGCATCCCTCCAATCCCCAGGATCAATGCCAGCACCAGCTCAACAGCCGCATCCCCAATCATCGGTAGGGCCACAATCAAAGCGTCAAATATAGCGGTGATAATTTCCGGGATGTATTCGATCAGAATCGGCAAAGCCACAATCAACCCATTCACAATCGCCATGATCAACTGCAGAGCCGCGTCAATCAAAAGCGGTAAATTCTCGATTAATGTAATGATCACCTGCGGGATGATCTCCGCAATTACAGGCAGCAGCTGCGGGATAGCTTCCACAATCCCATTTGCCAGGGCAATAATAATTTGAATCGCAGCAGTAATCAGCATTGGCAGCTGAGGTAATAGTCCATTCACCAATGCCATGATGATTCCAATCGCCGCGGTCATCAGGATCGGGATGTTCTGCAACAAAAAACCAACCAGACTGGAGAGGATCGTCACAACCGCCGGAATGAGAACCGGCAGCTGTGTCACAAGCGCATCAATAATCCCCTGCAGTATCCCCAGCCCGGCATTCAACATTTCCGGAGCTTGTGTAGCCACATCTCCGATCATGGTCCCGAGTAACCCACCAATGCCACCCGCCGCTTCTCCCAGATCTCCACCCGAATCACTTATAATACCGGCAAACTGGCTCAAATATCCCTGCAAACCTCCGGCAATCCCCGAGAAAGCTGGTAGAAACCCACTCGCCAATGTTCCCAGTGTTCCCTGCAGTCCCATCTTCAAACCGCCCAGCTGGTCACCAAATGCTTCCAGACCATAAACCGCATCCTCGCCCATCACCGCTCCCACACTGTGGGCTTCATCGGTCAACCGGCCAATTTCATCCGCTCCGGCTTTGATCAGTGGGTTCAGCTCCATCGCGTTTCTGCCAAGCAATTCCAGGGCGATGGCATCGCGTTCGGTCTCATTGGTCATGCCACCCAGGGCATCGATGACCTCACCGAAAACCACCTGTGAATCCCGCAAGGATCCATCTGAATTGGTAGCGGAAATTCCAAGTTCATCAAAGAGCTCAGTATAGGTTTCAACGCCATCGCCAGCCTCGCTCATGCATCTGGTCAGCTTTGCCAGGCTTTTACCGATCACATCCTGACTGGTGCCAACCTGTTCGCCCACATAAGCCATTTCCTGCAGTTGTGTGGTGGTAAACCCGGTCTGCAGACTCATATCCACCAGCTCGCCAGCCGCATCCGCCGATTTCAACACCAGTCCTGTAATCGCAGCTCCCACCCCGGCCACAGCCGCAGCTAAACCGGCTATAGCCGCCCCACCGGCTTTCAATGCACCACCCAAACCACCCATCACGGAAGATAATTTGCTTGTTTTTTCGCGGGTTTCATCTTCCTTTTTACCCAGATCCTGGACCTTCTCCCCAGTGTCTTTGGATTCATCCCCCATTTCATCCAGTGCTTTTTGGGATCCCTTCAACTCCGATTCCATCTTGTTGAGGGTTTCATTTTCTTTATTTAACTTAATCTGCAGTTCCTGAGCAGCCCTGGAGGTCTCGCCTTTTTCTTTGGCTACCCGTTCATATTCACCCCGAACGGCAGCAACCTTTTTTTGCTGTACCTCCATCTGACCGGTCAGCGATTTGACACGCATTTCCAATCCATCCGCTGATTTTCCCCAATCCCCCAGGGCAGCGGAGGACGCGCGAAAGCCACTCTCAATCACCCGGATCTCGCGATTCATCGAGGTAATCGCTGTCTTGAAATCAGTGGTATCCAGTCCTACTTTTCCGCTCAGATCCTCAGCCATTTTTTCCTCAATCCTCAATACTCAAGCCTAAAAACTAAAACCCATCCACTTCATCAATAAACTTCCGGTTTTCTGTTGCATTTCCATCAGACAACTGCATCACAAACGGGATCAGGCTCTCAATCGAAGTCCGGTCAATATCCACCAGGCTCCAGCCAAAGGCTTTGATCAAAGAGATCTCCAGATTAATCACCCAATCACCGCGTTTCTTGTTTTTTTCGGCCGGGTCTATCCCGGCCGGGTAGGGTTTACCTTATTTTGAGGCATGAGACTGCTCGCCCGTGCCACAATATTCATCAATACCGCGCTCATCTCATCCAGATCAGCGCCCTGGCTGGCTTCCTGCGCTGAGAATTTATTCCCAAACGCCTCAGCCACCAAACCGGCCAGCTCGTCGATGATTCCTTCATCCAGATTCGCCACGTCCTTATTTTCAATTTTTGGAATTAACCGGATGGCTGCTTTCAAAATCTCCCAGGGAATAAACGCCCGGGAATAAGTTTGTTTCACTTCATCCGTCTCCGGATCGTACAACGTGATAGTAATCGGTGTCTTTTTGCTTGCACTCTGTGAGTTCGCTTCCATTTTTTCTCCTCTTAATCCTCAATCCTCAAAACTCAATACTCCTCCCCATTCGGGCAAGGCACTCAAGCGGGGTGCCCTGCCCTTTGGGAGGAGAAAACGCCTAATAATTAGGCCGTGGTGAAATTCACCGCTCCATTCAAGGTCTGACCGTGGATATCTTCCACAGCGTAAACCAGAATGTAAGCAGTCGCTGCAGTTAAGCTTGCGGTTGGATCGATGGTGATGATCTTCAAAGTTGTATCCAGGGTGATGGATCCAGCCACTACTGTTCCATCGCTGGCTTTCAGCAATGTGATTCCATTCACCGCATCGGCTTTCAATGCATTATTGAAAGTTAGAGTTTGGTTAGCGCTGACTGAAACACCAGTGGCAGCATCAACCGGGGTACTGGAGCTGAGAGCCAGTGCGCTCGGAGCAACAATGCTCGGGGTCTGCACCGCACTGAACCAGGTCGCGCCTGAGAAGTTGGTGGTATCCTCATCGCCTATGGTTCGTTTGACTGATTTATTCTCAGCCAATCCAACATCAAATTTGTAAACCGTATTCACCGCAGTAAAAACGATCTGGGATGGCTTCGGTTCCTTCTTCTCCGCAACCGTGGCAGCTTCATCCTTTGGAACCGAAAACTTGCCTTTCAGATATTGGAAGTAACGATAACTGCCATTTGATTTCAACGATCGGAAACTGAGCGCAGCATCCGGAGGGGTCGCGTCCGCACCGGTATCAAACATCCTGCCGGATACGGTATCAAACGCCTTTCCCAGGTACTTAGCCAGCACCTGAATCGGGATGTTGGTGGTCGTCAGGGTAACTTTCGTTTCCCCTTCAGCGGTCAAAACATCAAACGGTTGGTTATCTGCATACTGGGTATCTTGAGAGGTGGTCGGTTCTGCAGTCGCTTCCATCGCCGGAGCAAAATCCTCCGGTGTGTCCGCCACATAACCGCTGGAATCGTCCTGGGTAACCAGAGCGACATGCACCTCATCCAACCCGACAACACTTTTATATTCACCAGAATTTGGCATTGTCTTAAATCCTTTCTTCTAAATAGTTGAATTCGAAAGTCATACCAAAATGACGCGTGTCATCTTCATATGGCAATTCTTCGTTTTTTATAAAGGTAAATCCTGCTGCTTTCATTACGCCTTCAATATCTGGCATGCTTAGAAGTCCTTGTCTGCTATAAAATACAACCTGAATTTGGTATTCTCGTAAAAATTCAAGATTATTAGCAAATTGCTTTGGACTTGAATTGATTGTGTAACCAATAATCGTATCTGGAATGTCGTCTTTGTTTTGAGCGATATAAATATTGGCAGAAATCGGAATATTTAAAAGAGTTAGCGCGTCTTTTACTAATGAATAAATATTCATATCTTCCCATCTTCCTCTAAACTTTTTTTCACTGCGGCATTTGCTTTTTTGGTGTCCTTCTTTAATGTTGGGTTAGCATACGGTCTTGCACCTACTCCTGTGCGCCCTTTACTATGTCGACCATATTCAACATAAATCATATACAAATGTTCACGCCCCCAAGTTTTTTTAAATTTTTTAACACCATCTTTTGACTTTCTTTTATATGTTACTGACCCGGGTTTTCCGTAATCAGCAAGTTCTTTTCCAAGATCTACGCCAGCTCGCGCTGAGTGATAATTTCCTTGGCTAAATCTCTCAAAAATTTTTATATTTGCTTTGAGATGGCCTGTTTTTCCCTTTGGGGCACGATCATACATACCCTTTCTAATTACTTCAGCGCCTGCCAAAACAGCCTTTTTCGCGGACGCATCGATATCTTTTCCGGCTTTTGCTAATTTTTCCAAATAATCTTCAAAACCTTTTAGTTGTATATGACCTCTTACAGGCATCATCCACCAACAATTCTTTTAACCTTAAGCTCGATATACTCATTCCGTTCGCGGATGTTATCCATCGTCACAATCTCAAACAACTGCCCGCCTTTCTCCACCAGGCAGGTTTCATCCAAATCCGATCGATAGCGGATCAACACCGTGGCAGGCTGAATCGCCCCCGCCATGTTGGCATTCCACACCTCGCTACCATGCGCATTGATCCACCGCGCCCATACGTCCGCGATTTTCAATGTTCCTGGAACTTGAAAACCTCCGGCATCGGTAACCACCGTCCGCGCATACAGGCTGATCTTGATATTTAATTCACCCGGGTTGGTTGGTTTCTCATTGATTCGCATGCCTACAGCTCCCCTGGTTTCAAAATACAAACCCTATACCAGTTGGCCGAGAGGTCAGAACCGCTCAATTGCCTCAGGTAACCATTCACGCTGATCACACTCTCAAAGCTGGCTGATTGATCTCCGCTCACACCAATGATTCCGACCAGTGTAGAAACGCTGTCTCCAATCTCCAGCCCCGATATGGCAATATAGCCAACGGCACTCAATCCCTGGAAGGTCTTGTAGCGCAAAGCAATTGATTCCAGCTGCACCAGAGCAGAATTGAGACCAAACATCAACGGGCTCATCCCACCGGCTATCATGGCCGGATTCTCATGCCACATCGTCAACAGCATCCTGGCAGCGTTCTTTGCTTCCTGTCGGATCACCGAGTCATTTGCCCAGTTGTAACCGGTGGCATGCACAATGTAAGCATCCACCTGGGGTAAAAGATCGAGCATGTACAGGTCATCCACCGCGCAGCGTAGAATATTGGAGGCTTCTGTAGCAGTCAGGATGTAAGGACCATCATAAACCGGCAATTGCGCAACCGGTACCACCTCATACAACAGATTCTGCTGTACACAGCCAACAGCCGTCACGCGGATCGCCAGCGGGCCTTCGGTGTTCGTGTCCGATTCAGACAACAAATAGCTATACCAACCAGATCCAATTTCGCTTTTCGCTCCCAATCCGGCAGCAAAAACCCCACCGTTTTTGGAGATCTCCACGGTCAATGCGCTGCCCAAACCCGTGACTTCGACCCCGGAGGAATCGACCATCACAAACATGGCTTTATGTTCAGTATCCTGTCTTAAATAGGCACTCATCCAACCTCCATTCGTTTGGATAATGCGATTTCAATCCCCTTTTCAATCGTGATGGGGAGTAAGGTTCGCTCCGCTTCAAAATAAGCGCTGGCAACAATCGTTACACCATCCAGTGACTTGCTCAGACCCGCATAGATGATTAATACTCCCGTGGAGGAGATTCCAACATCCTCCAGGCTTTCTTCGACCATGCCGGAAATCTGGACTGACCCGTTTGCTGAAAGAGATGTAACACCCAGAGAAGAGGAAACAAACCCGTTTACAAACACGGATCCATCAGCACTGATGGAAACGTCATCCAGAGTCTTGCTCAGCGAGCATTCAACCGGTACATCCCCAATCGATCCATTCGCTGAAATACTGGCATTGTCCACAGTCTTGCTAAGCGATCCTGAAAGTGCGATCGACCCTGCAGCGGAAATGCTGGCATTGTCCAGACTCGCGCTCAGCACCCCTGAAATGCTTACACTTCCAGCGGAAACGATTCCAACACCATCCAGGTTAGCAGCCACCAGTCCGGAAACAGCTACAGACCCATTGGCTGAAATGCTGGTATCATCAATACTCTTGCTCAGCGACCCATCAACCTGAATGGACCCGCTCGCGCTGATCGTAGCTCCATCCAGTGTGGCGGACAGCGAGCCTTCAATCGAGCTCGCCCCGGCTGTTCCACTGGCGGCAATCGTAGCATCATCCAGAGTCTTGCTCAAACTTCCATTAACTGCTACCGATCCACCAGCTGAGATCGAAACATCATCCACACTCTTGCTCAGTGACCCATCAACCTGAACAGAACCACTCGCGCTGATACTGGTGCCATCCAGAGTCCCGGATAAACTACCGGTTACGCTGGCCACACCATCCGGAGTTTCTAATTCTGTCCAAGATACGTAAACATATGACCGGCTGGATGCTGGGATAGTGACCGTCCCTCCGGAGGTGAATTTAATGCGTAGATCTGAATAATCCGTGATGTTGGCAGCTTGCGCTTCGGTTAGCGTCCAGTTATAGGCGGTGGGAGTTCCTTTCACCAGGTTGAATGCCGTCCCGCCATTGTAGGAGCTGATAACAGTCGTCCCTTGTAAAAGTTGAACGATTAATGTTCGTTGGTGTGTGGCATTCTCCTGCCAGGCTCTGAATCGCACAACATGGCCAGTATCAACGGATGGCGTGCTGACATTCGATAACCCCTCCTCTGCACTGCCGTTTGAGGCTTCTTCGCCTGTGATGTAGTCAGCATCGGAATAGGTTACCTCGTCGATAGTGGTATAAGACCCTGACCAATTAGACAGGGTCTCAACACTACCATCAGGCCTGGCATACTGTGTCATAAACAGTTACCTCGGTTTATGCGTTTCCAGCGGTCAAAGTAAATCCGGTGATCGTCACCGGCTGCCCACTGGCAATCGAAACGTTATTCAACTCCATATCACCACCACCACTGGTAGCAGTAATCGTGCCCTGCATGTGCTGGGTGGTGCCATCGCTGGCATAGATACGAAAATGTCCGGCAGTTCCAGCTGCATCAGCAGACAGATCCTCCCAGGTGCCAGCCTTCGCCTTAGATCCAGCCGAGGCGGCCGCCAACCAGTCAGTAGGGAGCGTCAGAGTCGCCAGTACCGTTCCAGCATCAGCATCGCTGATGTTGGTTGGAGGCGCTCCGGATCGTATTTTCAATATCGCGCCTGTCCCGATCGCGGTTTCAATCGCGTCCAGTTCAGCGTTTCTAACAGCTACAGAAAATTTCAAAGTCATGTATCACCTATCCTTTCACTCCCCCTCTCGTACAAGAAGGGGAGTATTTCATCGGAGGACTAGGACTATCCCAATAACAGGGCGATATGCTCACTCTTGACTGCAGTGTAGCCCCAGGCGATACCAACTTCGTACGCCATGCGGCGATACTGGGCATACATGCGCACTTCGAACGGCAACCCGGAAACGGGATCCTGTATGATGAGGGCATCGATGGCAGAATCACCACTATCGGGTACGGCAGGAGCACGCGCAGCCAGGAAGAGTGCATCTTCACTGAACAGAACGTTCGGGGTGTAGCTGTTACCAATGGTCATGGCGTTCGCGGTCGGGATGATCATTCTTGCGCCTGGTTCTCCCAAGGAGATGGTTCCAGGGGCAGCCACACCGGTGTTGACCACGTACTTGTTGACTGTGTCAGCAGCAAAGGTCACCACATCACCGGCCAGAACGGTTCCGGTACCGGTCACCAATGCAATATCTTCCACGTCAATAGCGGTTGAGCCACTGGTTACATAGCTTGCGCCTGTACCTTTGGTGTGCAGTGATAGCCCGGCTGAGCCGTGCAATCGTACACCCTGGATCATGCCCATAGCGCCCTGGCGTAGCAGTTCCTGAGATCCTGCTTCTGCCAGCACAACAGACTGCTTACCGCGTAAAACGGCCAGCGCTGCAGTGTTGAGCGCCAGGTGCCTGCCACTCATCGGGGCGCCGTTATCATCCAGGATCTTCATCACCTGAGCCAGATCGGTCATATCTCCGGCTGTGCCAAACGGTGTGGTTCCAGCTGTGCCATAGGCACGGGAAGCGCCCTGTTTGGCAACGGTCGCCAGATCAATCTCGATCAAATTCGCGAGAGTACGAATAGCCTGAGAAAACGCATTGCGAATGATAACCTGGTCCGATTTTCCATTTTTCAGACCCTTCAATTCCTCACCGGTCAGATAGAAAGTGACCGATTTGGATTTGGAGATGGTGACACTGGGGGCAGCAACTGCAGTATCACTACCGGCAGGGCCTGTAGCAGCTGGTGCAATATCACTGGCTGATCCGGCTGGAACCACTGGCCAAACGATTGATTCTCCAACCGCAGCCCTTTCTGCCTCGGCATTTTTCCCAACAGCTGGGATAAATCCGATCATTTCGCGCGAGACGACGTCCAGCGCCTGGTAAATAGTGGGCAAAAGCCCGGTTAAGGTATTAGACATCTCTTACTCCTTGTCCTCATCCAGGACAGCCCCGCCACCCTGAATAAATTCCATTCGGGCGCTGGCATCAAGCGCGAGGAAATCTCCACGCTTCATCTCCCGCTTGTTTTCAACTTGCGGAAGGTTATTACTGACGGGAACAAAATCCTTGGCTGCCTGCGAATCAACCGCTGCAGCATCCCGCATCGAAAGGTAAAGTTTGTTGGCTTCTTCAGCTTTGGCTTTCGCCTCGTCCAGCGTCGGGCGCAGATCCAGAGCCGCCTGTTTGCCTTCATCAGTACCTTTTTCAAAATGTGCATGGATTTCGTTCATAATCTTTTGCACATTCTCATCCGCTGATCGAGCGGCATCAAAATAGGGCTTTAAGTCAATCATTGTCACTCCTTTTTCACAAAGATTTTTACGTAAGCGCACAAGCGTTCTGCCTCAGCTTCCTGCCTGGCTTTATCCTCCCCGTTCTCTTGGCATGCCCATTGGGTATCGCTCATTTCCTCGGGGGTAGCACCCCCCCACGCGGGGGTTTCTGTCAACACCTCAGGTTCTGTGTCGCTGGAGGCCAGCACCTCTGGTGGTACATTCGAATAATTTTTTAATATGTTCAGCACGGCCGCATTCTTCAACGAATCAAAGATCTTAGCCCGGCCGCTGATCACTTCATCCACAAAACCCAGCGCTTTGGCTTCTTTGGCAGTCATCCAGGTTTCTTCATCCATCATTTCGGAGATCTTTTCATCACTCAGCTGCGTTTTGTTTTGGTAGGTCTCCACGATCCCTTTTTTGATGGTCCCTAAATATTCGGCCGCTTTTTTCAGATCCCCTTCATCGCCCCAGGTAATCATCCACGGGTTATGAATCATGAAGTACGCGCTATCCTGCATTTTGACCTGGTCACCAGCCATCGCAATATAGGTAGCTGCGCTGGCGCACAGTCCATCGATCCGGGTTGTCACTCTGCCCGGGTAATCGATGATCATCGATCGAATAGCGCTGGCTGCGTAAACATCCCCACCCCCGGAATGGATCCGGATTGTGACAGGCCCGCCTTTCCCAAGGTTATATAAATCAGCTTTGAATTTGGCAGGCGTAATTTCATCATCCCACCAGGAATATTCAGAGATATAGCCGTAAAACTCGATTTCGGCATCTCCGCTCTCCGATTCAGCTGCATCTACCACCCGCCAGAACGGTTCAAACGGGCTGGCACTACCTTCAATTATTCTCAAAGGTTCGTTCATTTTCTTCACCTCCATTCTGTTTCGTAGCACCCCCCTCGGGGGTAACTCCGGACGCTGCCAGCAAGGTACCATCCTCCTGGATAACAGCCATATTGGACGGGAAGTAATACGAATCCCCACCATAATAAGCGCTCAAATCCTCAATCTGACGGCCTTCATTGGGCGTCATTTGCCCGGAAAGGATGCGATTCTTCATCACTTCAGATCTTGTTTTGGCGTCCGTTTGTAAAATGGCTTCCCGAATAAATTTGAAATACATTCGATCCTGCTCATCTCGTTTCAACCATCTGATTCGTGCAACCTGTTCCCATTGCACCAGGTACGGGTTCAGCGTGGTGCGCAGATAATCCAGATTCTGTTGCTCGTTGCTCTGGTAGCTCTGCTTGCCCATATTTAGCTTATATAAAGGCATCCCAAAGAAATTGGCAATCTCCGCATCCGTGGCATTGATCGTCTCCAGGAACTGGGCATCACTCGGTTTCATGGTGACCGCTTCAAATTTTGCAATCTTATTATCAAAAACAGCAACACCACCGGCATTGGATGTACCCTTTATTTGATTGGTGTACTCTTCTTTGACCTTTTTCCTCGCCTCTGAGCTGAGTGCGCCATCCACCCACAAAAGGGCAGCGGGATTCAACCCGGCTCCGGTAATTTTGTTCTGGGTTTCATGCGCCCCCAATTGTCGCCCCATTGTGTCGGCTGCATAGGTAATTACGCTCCTACCCACCAGTCCATCCGTGGAATTGATCATCAAATGAGTGATTTCCACCCAGGGAATAATGAATTCTTCCCCACTTGGCAACCTGGTACGATACCAAAGATTGCCAGATTCATCAAAAACCGGGTAAGTTTTATCAGACTCTAAAATAAACAATTCCCGGAAGCTTTGCGCGGGTTCCCAAATATACGTATTGCCCCAAAATACCAGCCAGGAAATGACTGTCTTTTTGAATATAAACGGGGTCATCCAGCGGTTCGGTTGCACTTCCACCAGGTAAGCCATGTTTCTGATCACAGAATCAGGTGCGATTTGTTCAATCTGCCTGCCTATTTTTTGGAAAACCTGAAAAGGCATCGAGGCAATATCATCCGAGAGAATATTACCGCAGCGGTACGCGGTTGCGATTCGCTTAGCAGTTTCTACTGTAACGCGCACACCTGAATCGGTATAAATACCAAACGGGCTCAAATATTCCGGCTGAAGTTTTGGGGTAACAGCAGCTGGAGGCGCGGGGATCGCTTCATTTCGTGACTGGAATAAATTTTTTATAATCATTCTTTATACCTATCCTCCGGACACTCCGAACCTCTCTGGCCAAAACCTATCATCAAACCAAAAGCAATCAGAAAGATCCCTGCAGAAAACAAAGCCAGAACCGGCATCAAATAATAAAATCCAGCTGTGATCAAACCAGCCCCTACCAAAACCAGCACGTCATCCAGATACTTCAACATCCTACATACCCCAATCATCCGAGAGAATCTCCTCACTCAGATCCAAATTGCCTTTGTAATTCAATGCCCGGCTCATAGCATTGGCCAGCGCAACAATCGGGTCAATCCGTTTCGTTCGCACAACACTTTTTCCCTTATGCTCTTTCACAAACTTCATGTTGCTATTTCCATTTTTGGCTATACTCGCGTTCCCAAACGCCCAGCGCGCTACTTTATCATCCAAATGGCTGATCTTTCCATCCCGGAAGAGCTTTTCCATCGCATCAATCGGGGTGGTCATATTCATAAACGTCTGTGGAATATCAACAATCGTGAAATCTTTTTTCGCCAGGCGTTGCATCAACATGGCAGCAAACTTCATATCAGGGTCGATCTCCTGAATCTTGTATTGCTTGGCCAAATCCAAAATCTTGTCTTCAACTACTGTATAATCCACCGTATTCCCATCGGTAACAGTGATCCAACCTTCCCGCTCAAACTGATCATACGGAATTTTGTCCCGCTCGATTCTTTCCTGCATTCCTTCCCTGGGAATATAATTCCACCACAACACGCGCCATTCAAGCATGGTGCCCTGGGGCGGAAATAAGAGCGCCAATGACGTAAGATCAGTCGTAGACGATAGATCTACCCCCAGGTAACAATCCATTCCCAGCAAATCCATCTGATTCCACTGGCCAACAGTCTTATCAAACAAATCCACCGGTAACCAGGTCGTTAGTTTGGTCGTGATCCATTGATTCAAATCCAGCCATCGAAACAGGCGTTCATCTGCTGGTTTATTTTTGGCAGTGATGGCAGCGTTTCTCATCGAATCAAGTTTTTTTGCCAAACCAAGACTCGGGTTAGCCTTATACCAGTTTGCCTCGTTATAAATATCATCCCCGTCGTAGTTGTAAATCACTACATACCAACGCGGATCGAGCTTATCTCCATTCAGAATCTGCATGGCATATTCATGGATCTCCCAGCCAATCGAGACGCGGTCGGGATCATCACCGGCAGTGCTGATCACCCACCAGATTGGTTGCCGCCTGGTGGCACCGGCTTCGAATGTCATCACGTCCCACAAATCGCGATTCGGCTGAGCATGCAGCTCATCAAAAATACAGGCTGATGTTTTGAAACCATGCTTTGTGAAGGCCTCAGCTGATAAAACCTCATAAACAGATTTTGAAACCTTGTCATAAATAGTCTTTTGAGAATCGGTTACTTTCGCCCTTGTTTTCAGAGCTGGCACCAGGTCGATCATATCTTTCGCAACTTTATAAACGATCTTGGCCTGTTTTTTATCAGCTGCACATCCATATATTTCACCATTGTGCTCACCATCCGCAAATAAATGGTATAAAGCAGATCCAGCAGCCAGCTCTGATTTTCCGTTTTTCTTCGGGATCTCGAGATAAACAAATTGATACTGACGTGTACCATCCTCTTTCAACGTTCCATAAACATCCCGAATAATCTGACGCTGCCAGGGAAATAATATAAATGGCTTGTTATAAAACTCACCGTCTGTGTGTTTCAAGCACTCGAAAAACTTGACGGCGCGTTGAGCATGGGCTTCAGAAAACATGGCACCCACTAAAACTAAAACCAGTATGAGAATAAAAAAAAGACGTTTCATT